TATTTTAACGGCTGATAACTTTTATTCATTTGCAAATAATGGTTTAATGTAAGATATTAAAACAGACACAAAACAGACGAAAATGGCTTTTCCTCACGATGGTAATAAAATGCAAAAGGGAACAACATTAAACCCTAACGGTCGCCCAAAAGGTAGCAGGAACCGTTCGACTATTGCACGTCAATGGTTGGAGGCTTCGGAGAAAGTGAAGAACCCTTTAACGCAAGAAACACAAGAATTATCCCAAGAAGATATTATGACACTTGCATTGATAAACAAAGCACGAAAAGGGGACGTTAACGCTTATAAAGCATTAATGGATTCAGGATACGGAGCGCCTTTACAAGCTATTGAAAACACAATTATCGAACAACCACTTTTCCCAGATGAATAATGGAATGGTTAGGGGAAGTTGCTAAACATCACAAGGATTACGTTCGAACGATTAATAAGTTTGGGGAGTACTTTTATGCTGAAGATTTGGTGCAAGAAATGTATTTAAGATTAGACCGAAACAAGCGACCTGAAGACATAATTGTAGACGGAAAAATAAACCAATACTTCATTCACTTAACTTTAAAATCTATATTCCTAAATTTTCTTAAAGCAAAAAAGCAAATATCTAAGATAAATAATTTACCTTTGGAAATTGCAGACGTTGATAATAGCGAATTTTACGAAGCACAAAATAGGTTTAGAGCGAAGATTAACGATGAAATAAACAACTGGCATAGTTACGACCAAACCTTGTTTCGTTTGTATTTAACGGGTAATCATTCAATGAGAGATATAGCAAAAGGAACGGATATTAGTTTACGTTCAATCTTTGAAGTAATTGGAGAATGTAAAGAAAAGATTAGAATTAATTGTGGAGATGACTATTTAGATTTAATTAATAACGATTTAGAATTGATATAATGGAAACAATTACACCGAAAGGAAAAGCACAAGAATTAATTATTAAAGTTCACGGATTAATTTCTAAAACTTTTTCAACACCTTATAATTTAGAAGATTATAAAAGTAGAATTTGTGCTTATGATTTAGCAATTGAATTTAGTGAAACTATGATTAGTTCGTTAAAGTTTTATAATTTACATAAATTAAAATATTGGCAACAAGTAAAGATTGAATTAATTGAAGCTAAATTATTTTTTTATGTTAGCCAACACGAATATATTACTGAAGAATTAAGAAAATTAAAAAACTTATAAATAATGGCAAAAAGAAAAGCACAAGGATTAGGAGATACAATCGACCAAATCACAACAGCAACGGGAATAAAAGCACTTGTTAAATTTGTAGCAGGCGATGATTGTAACTGCGACCAACGAAAGGAAGCGTTAAACAAACTATTTCCGTATTCAAAACCTAATTGTTTAAGCGAAGCAGATTACAACTTTCTTAAGGAATTCTTTGAAGTTACAAGGGGTTCAGTAGTTCCAACAGTTCAATACCGATTAAACCAAATTTATACAAGTACGTTTAACAAACACGCTGAATTTACTAATTGTGGTAGTTGCTTGTTAGATAGGATTAGTGAACTTAAAAAAGTATTCGAAGAGTATGTAAGACAAAACGATAATAATCCTGATATTTACACAGATTATGAAGACGTTACAAATCAAAAATTAATTTAAAAGCAAATGGAAACACCCGAACAAAAATCAGAACGACTTTGGATTGAAGGACAAAAAATATTAGTTGAAGAATTAGAATTGAGAAATAATTTTATTGCTGAAAACATTAGAATTAATCAATTAGCATTAGAAAATAATACTTTGTCATTAGAACACGAAAGAAATCAGTTAAACGAATATCTTAATAGATGATTTGTAAGTAATGTTTAAAAGAACAACCGCTATTAACAGAATAAAAGCAATGAAAGCTAGAATTCGTGTTATACAAGGCGGAACAAATGCAGGGAAAACATACGCTATCATTCCAATTCTAATCGATAGGGCAATCAAAGAACAACGAATTAAAATAACAGTTGTTGCAGAAACATTACCAGCAGTAAAAGAGGGGGCATTAGACATTTTCAAAACTATAATGGTAGAAACAAATCGATGGATTGAAAACAATTGGAACGCTTCAGCACTAATCTACACTTTTACAAATGGATCACGAATGCAGTTTAAATCATTCGATTCAGATGGTAAAGCTAAAGCAAGTGGTAAGCGTGATATTCTATTTCTTAACGAAGCAAATCACATTCCTTTTATTATTGCAGATGCGTTAATGATTAGGAGCGCAGAAACGTATATTGACTTTAATCCCGATAACGAATTTTGGGTTCATAGTGAAATATTACCACAGCACAACGCAGAATTTTTACTACTTACTTATTTAGATAACGAGGGGATTTCAAAGGAAACTTTGGAAGATTTAATGATTAAGAAAGAGAAAGCTAAAACTTCTAATTATTGGGCTAATTGGTGGCGTGTTTATGGCGAAGGGCAAATTGGAAACTTACAAGGAGTTGTATTCAGCAACTGGCAAACTATTGACACGATACCAAGCGAAGCACGTTTATTAGGAATCGGATTAGACTTCGGATATACCAACGACCCGACAAGTGCGATTGCAGTTTACAAGTGGAACGACAAGCGAATTGTTAAAGAATTGTTTTATCGTACTGGAATGGTTAACGGTGACATCGCAAACGCACTACCAAAAGACGCTGTTATTTATGCTGATTCAGCCGAACCGAAAAGCATTGAAGAAATACGGCGTAGGGGTTTACAAATTTATCCCGTAACAAAAGGTAAGGATTCAATTAATTATGGTATTGACGTAATGCAACAGCAGGAATACTTAGTAACTTCGGATAGCACAAATCTAATTAAAGAACTTCGTGGGTATTGTTGGGACGTTGACCGAACTGGAAAAACTACCAACAAACCGCAAGGTGGAAACGATCACGCTATTGACGCACTTCGTTACCACGAAATGGAATCTATAAGCACGAACAAGGGCGTTTACAACATTTATTAGACTTTGTAGTTTAATAGGTATGAAGATAGAATTAAACATACCAACTTCAATTGCTGAAATACCACTTAATGCATACCAAAAATTTGTAAACGTTTCTCAAAATAGTGACGATGAAGATTTTTTGATGGAACAAATGGTGCAGTGTTTCACTGGATTAGAATTAAAGTCAATTGCTAAAATGCGAATGACTGATTTAACAGAACTTATAATTTCCCTTACAAAAACATTAGAAGCAGAAGGAACGTTTCAACAACGATTTAAAATTAAAGATTTGGAGTTTGGATTTATTCCAAATTTAGAAGAGATTAGTTTCGGAGAGTATGTAGATTTAGAGAAATACTTGCAAGACGTTTCGACTTTTCACAAAGCAATGGCGGTTATGTACCGACCTATTAAAGAAACTTTTAAAGATAGGTATTCAATTCACGATTATAACGGAAGCGATGAATACAGCGATTTAATGAAGTTTGCACCGTTACAAATCGTTAAGGGTGCGAATGTTTTTTTTTGGACTTTAGAAAAAGACTTATTGAAAGCTACCCTGACATTTTTGGAGACGGAGATGAATCAGGAAATCAAAACTCACTTAGTGAAAGAACTCAATTTGGAAAACAATGGGGGTGGTATGGAAGCCTACACGTCCTCGCTCAAGGCGACGTTACAAGATTCGATGCAATCACCAAATTGGGACTCCGCAAATGCCTCACTTTTCTCACGTTTACAAAACAAAGCGATGACTTACAGCAACGAGAATTTAAACGCTTAACGAAATGAGTCAAGACCCACGAGCGGAAGCACTTCAAAAGTTTGTTGACGGTGTTGTAAAGCAAGCAAGAACGAATTTAACTAAGCGTAAAAAGAACGCTTCTAAGAAACTTTATAATTCGATTAAAGGCGAAAGTAAGGTTTATCCAAATTCTATCCGTATAGGTTTTCAAATGGAAGATTACGGGTTCTTTCAAGACCAAGGGGTTCGAGGTAAAGACCCAAGTAAGGTTTCAAAGAATGCAAAGATAAGAGGACAGCAAGCCCCCAATAGCCGTTTTAAATTTGGTTCTGGAAATTATGCAGGAAGTTGGCAAAGTTTTGTAACAAACATTGAAGTTTGGGCAAAGCGAAAAAATATAAGATTAAGAGACGAACAAGGCAAATATAAGAAAGGTAATTATAGAACAATAGCGCAAATTATAGCAGGAAATATTTACAATCGTGGTATTAAGCCAACGATGTTTTTTAGCGATGCAATCGAAACCAAACTTAAGAAATTACCAACTGAATTAATTAACCCTTATGTATTAACCGTCAGTAATATTATTGACATAGCAATAAAAGAAAATGTACGCAAGAACGCCGTTTTTAGTTCAAGTAAATGAGGCAGGGCAAACTGGTTCAAAGGTAGAATTGTTTATTAGCTTAACATCTACTTTTCCAGCAACGCCAACTTATACACTTGAAAAGAATAACCCAAGTAGCACGAATAACGTTACACGATACAACGTAACGCCGTTTGTTCGTGAATTTATTAGTAACACTTATCAAAATATTAGAACGTTACCAAGCCCTGCAACGTTAACACCAAGTGGAGCGAGTGCATACATTCAGATAAAAAGATATAAGAACGTTTCAGGAACTTACACGCTACTTAATACAAGGACTTATCGTTCGTTTGACGGTTATCGTGCTTATACAGAGGGCGACACACTTGTAACGCTACCATTTGCACCTTGGAACAATGAGGCAATAACTTTCAATGCTTCTTTTCCTTTGTTTCAGTACCCAACTGGAATGACATTTTACTATCCACAAACAAGTGCAACGAGTGTTCCAAGTGGACTTTTATCCCCTGGTTATTTTACAGTGTTTATTGGGATTTCGTCTTATGTAAAATATACTTCTTTAGCGAATCCAAGTAATTTTGAAACAACCAATATAGATGCTGTAAATCAAAGATATTGTGATATTCCATACATTTGGCAAAGTGCAACAACCCCGTCACTAAATTACTATGCAGGAGGGAATCGAGTTGAATTCTACAGCCCTACAAACGTTTTACTTTATTCGTTCACTTTTAAGCCGTTAGCAGAATGTAGATATACGCCCGTTCCTATTGATTTTATAAACAAGTTAGGAGGGTGGCAACGTGTTTTTTTCTTCAAAGCGTCAACAGATAAAATCACAACAACAAGCGAAGACTACAATTTTCTTACAACCGTTCCAACGAGTGACCAATGGGTCGTTTCAGACGGTCAAACAAGGCAAATGAATCGTAATGCACGCAGGAAAATAACGGTTAACAGCGGTTCAGTAGACGAAAACTTTAAGTTTATCATTGAACAATTAATGTTATCGGAAAGAATAATGGTTAATAATTTGCCTGTAAAAATATTAACCAATGATGCCGACTTATTTAAAATAGTAAACAAAAAAGATTTGAATTATACACTAGATTTTGAATACGCTTATGACGAAGTTGCAACTGTTTATTGAGGGAGTTGAAGTTGATCTATTCAAAGACGAAATTGTTACGGTTAATTCATCAGTAGCAAACGTTCAAGATATTAGCAAGGTATTTAGCGACTTTTCACAATCGTTTTTAGTTCCTGCATCACCACGAAACAACGCTATTTTCCAACATTGGTACGAAAGTGATGTTGTACCTACTATTGACCAAAATTTAAGACGTGATGCGTTTATAGAAATCGAAACGATGCCTTTTAGAGTTGGAAAAATACAACTGAATGAGGCGGTAATTAAAGACGGACAAGTAGTAAGTTATTCGTTAAATTTCTTTGGAGCATTGACAAGTTTAAAAGATAGGTTTGGGGAATTACAATTAAAAGATTTAGATTACTCAAGTTTAAATTTCACTTACAACGGGCAAGCCGTTCAAGATAGACTTGAAGACGGAACAACAAGCTACGATGTTAGATTTCCTTTGATTAGCGCAAAACGTTTTTGGAATGATATTGTAGGGAATGTTGATAATATTTTTGAAGCTACAAAAGGAATAAGTTATAGGGAGTTATTTCCTGCCGTTCGTGTTTCTAAAATATTTGATTTCATAGAAGCTAAATTTGGAATTACTTTCAATAGTACATTTTTCAGTTCAACACGATGGACGGATTTATATTTCAGAAATCAATTATCGGAAACGTTTAATGTTTTATCAAATAAACATTTAGTTAGTTTTCCAAACGGTTCAGTTCCTGCGCCTCAAAGTTCGCAAATTTCTATAAATTCAACAACGAGCGTAATTACAATAAAAGAGGAATATAGAACCGAAGTTGAAATAATCAACCTTACAAGAAGTTCAGGTTCGGCAAAATTATTCGTTGAAGTTTATCGTAATAATGTTTTATTTTCAACTACAACAGTTGAAACTGGAGTAACTGGTTTAACTATTTTTGTAACAGCGCCAAGTGTAGCAATTAATGATTATCAAATTTATATTTATTCAGATGAATCAATAACCGTTAATTTCGATTTAAGGTTTACAGTATCTTATGAAAGTGGAGCACAATTTTTTGACAAAGCAATTGTAGACCCTATTACTTTAGTTGTTAACGATATTTCGGGCGCTTTCAGTAGCACGATTAAAATAGCAGATTTCTTTTCAGCAATATTGAAAACGTTTAATTTAGTTTGCGTTGGTGAAAACGAAACGACATTTACAATCGAACCTTTGCAGGATTGGTATGGTTTAGGAAGCGAAAAGGATATAACGAAATACGTTTTAAATTCAAGTGGAATAAAAAAAGTTCCACTTTACAAACAAATTTCATTTAGCTATAAAGAAAGTAAATCCTTTACAAATAAGAATTTTTTAAGTTTATTCAATCGTCAATACGGAAATTTAGATGCAAGTTTTTTTTACGATGGTAGTGAATTTAAAATTGATTTACCTTTTGAAAACAACCAATTTGTAGAAATCGCAAACACTAATTTATTTTGTTCTTATTGTATTGATGAAAATAATAGTAGCTATATTCCAGAACCTATGTTACTTTATTTTAGTGGCGAGGTAACTTCAGCTTTTAAATTTAAAAAAGAAAGTACCGAAGTGAACATTACCGATTACGCACTTTTCAACAGCGTTAATACAACGGGGTTTTCACTTTGTTTCGGTAACGAATTTAATATTGTAACGCAAGAAACCGAGCCAAATAGTTTATACCAAACTTACTATTCTAATCACTTAGGTAACCTTTACGACTTGCAACAACGGTTGTTTTCATTTACAGCGATGTTACCAACTGGCGTACTTGCTAACTTGAAAATGAATGATAAAATTATTATTAAGGATAAACGATATTTGATTAACGATATTAGTAGCACGCTAAACAACGGCGAAGTTAAAATGAATTTAATTAGAGAATTGGTAACTATTGCGCCCGATTGTGAATGCATTAAAGTAACCTATACCTTAGAAGGTGAGGAACCTGTAACGGTGGAGGTGGAGGCTACATCAATTGAAAACGGCAAAAACTCATATCCAGCTTATGACGGTGGGGATTTAACGTGGAGCAACATAGAGGGTTTAGGGTGGGTTTGGTATGTTAGCAGTGATGCAGTGCCTATTTATTTAGATTCCGATTCCGAATGCCCTTTCGGAACTTACACAATCGAAGAAGGTAGCATATTTGAAGCGTTTGAGGTTGAACCTTGCTATTAAGATTATGAGAATACACACAATTATACAGCTACTAAAAGTTAGCGACCACTTCGGACAATCAAAGGCGATTGACGTGGCAAAAGGTTTGAACGAATACACTTCGTCAACAAAGAAAATATTAAAACAAGAATTAAGAAAGCATTATGGAAAAAAAGGTTATTGAAATAGAGATTCAGGATAATTCTAAGACGCTAAAACAACAATACAAAGAGGCGGTTTTAGAAGTTCAAAAACTTGCAGATGCATTCGGTGCAACTTCAATCGAGGTGCAAAATGCGTCTAAAAGAGCGGCGGAACTAAAAGACCAAATCGAAGACGTAAACGATGCAATTCAAGCGCAAAAAGGCGAGGGTGCATTTATTGCTTTGGGAAAATCTTTATCAACGGTTGCAAGTGGATTTAGTGCCGTTGAGGGTGCAATGGGTTTAGTTGGAGCAGAAAGTGAAGACGTACAAAAAGCGATGTTACGAGTTCAAAGTGCAATGGCTTTGGCGCAAGGTTTGGAGGGTTTAGAAGATGCAGGAAGAGCGTTTAAACAGTTAGGTGCGGTTGTAAAATCAACAACGGTTTACACTACGCTTTACAACTTTGTTATGGGTGTTTCGAATAAAGAAACAGCGACAAACGTAGCGTTAACCGAAGCGGATACAACAGCAAAAGTTGGTTTAACGGGTGCAACGGCAGGAGTTGCAACGGTTACGGGAACAGCAACAACAGCAATGAAGTTGTTTAGGCTTGCGTTGATAGCTACGGGAATCGGTGCAATAGTTGTTTTGGTTGGTGCGTTGATAGCTAACTTTGACAAATTAGTTGAAGTAGGTAAATCGGTGACTGACTTTTTTGGAATTACTGATTCAAAAGCTGAAAAGAAAGCTGAAAACGATAAACGTAGAACAAATGCTGAATTAAAAAATATTGAACGAGCAAAGAAAGCACGTCAAAGAGCATACGATGAGGAAACTGGAAGTATTGACCGACAAATTAAGTTATTAGAAGCGCAAGGGAAATCAACGGAAGCATTAGAAAAGTTACAGCTAAAACGTTCGTTAACAAATCAACGTGAACTAATCAAAGAAGCACGTTTAAATTTACAAATTTTAAGAGCAACAAATGTAGGTGGTGTTAACGATGAAATGATTGAGGAAACGAAAACCGCAATTGCTGAAATGAAACAAGCTATTTTAAATACTGAAACGGATATACAAATTGCAAGGATTGAAAGTACTAAGGTAACTAAAGATGAAGTTGAAAAGAATAAAGACTTAGCAAAAACACTTGAGGATTTAACTGAAAAAAATAAGCAATACGGATTAAGCGAAAAAGAATTATTGCTATTAAGTAAATTAAAAACAGATGCTTTAATTCAAGAACAATTCCTTAAATCAACGGATAAAGATAAAGAGAAACAAAGAACAGATGCTTTACTTGCAAATGAAACAGATTATAATAATCAACTAAACGCACTTAGAAAAAAAGAGGTTTCAGATTATGAAACTTTAAAAACAACAAGTGCAAAAGACGGAATTGCTCAATTAGTAACTACACGAACAGCTGAATTACAAATTGAAAAAGACACAGCAGATAAAAAAAGAAAATTAGATGAAGATGAAATAGCACGTAAAAAGCGACTTAGAAATACACAAGTACAATTAGCGGCAGACGCTTTTGGTGCAATAGGTCAATTAATAGAATCTTTTAATGCTAAAGACGAAGCGAGCGCACGTAGACAGTTTAAAATATCAAAGGCTTTCAATTTAGCAGCCGCTTTAACGAATACTTATTTAGCAGTAACGGGTGCATTAACAGCAGGAGGAAATCCGATTAAGTTAGCAACGGGTCAACAATTTGTTGAAGCAGGAATTGCAGGAACCGTTGGTTTGGCAAACGTTGTTAAAATTGCAAGCACCCAATTTGGTGGCGGTGGTGGTGGCGGTGGTGTTGACGTTCCAAACCCTTCAAGTGTTATCGCACCAAATTTGAACGTTGTAGGAAATACTGGAATAAACCAATTAGCAACCTTACAACAACAGCCCGTTAAAGCATACGTAGTAAGTAACGACATCACAAGCGCACAGCAGTTTGATATGAAAGTGCAACAAACATCACAATTGTAGTTTAATAGTTATGGAAGTTTACGAATTAGTAATTAAGGACGAAAAGAAAGATGGTGTTTTTGCCGTTTCGCTTGTGGAAAAACCTGCGATTGAAGAAAACTTTATTGCACTTTCTAAGGACTTTGTAGAATTAAAAGCGATTGACGAAAAGCGAATTGTTTTAGGAGCGGCGCTTATTCCTAATAAAAAGATTTACCGTAAAGACAAAGACAAAGAGTTTGAAATATTCTTTTCTGAATCAACGGTAAAACGTGCAAGCGAGTTGGTATTTATGCGAGGGCAACACCAAAATGCAACGGAGCAACACGCTGTTAAAGTTGACGGAATGACAATTGTAGAATCGTGGATTATTGAAGATGCCGAAATGGATAAATCTAAATTATACGGTTTTGATTTACCCAAAGGAACGTGGATGATAGCAATGAAAGTTGATAACGATGAAACTTGGAAAAAAGTAAAAGACGGCGAATTAAAAGGTTTCAGCATCGAGGGTTATTTTGCCGAACGTTACGAAATGAGCGCACGTGAAAAAGTAGTACAAATTATAAAATCATATAAATGAAAACAAGTTTAGAAATTATCAACAAGCTATCTGAAAAAGAAGCGGTTAAGTTGGGAATGAATGTAGAGTTAGGTTTGTTGCAAGATGCAATGAAAATGACTACAAGCGCAGATAATTCTTTGAAATCAGCTAACGGAAAAGTGAATATAATTTTAGTTAAACAAAAAGAAGCAATTGATGCTTTAGGAGTTGCAAGTTCAGATAATCAAAAAGCATTAAACTTAGTAAATACCTTAATTAAAAACACTAAAGACTTAGGTTTACCAATTAGCGTAGAAAGTCAAAAAATGTTTGAGAAATTATCAGCGAGAGCAAAAGAAATTCAAGCAGGAGTTGCGACATTAAAAGCAGTTAAAGTAGTACAAGTAAAAGGATAATATGCCAACAAAAACAACATCACCAAAAGGCGGTAAACGTGGTTGCCTATGCAAAGATAACAAGTATCGCAAAGAATGTTGTGAGGGCGAATTATCACAGCAAGGCATCGGGTCAACGGTAAGCGGAGGAACGCAAATAGTAATTAATCCGAGCCAAAATACAACGGTAATAATTCGCTAAAGTGCAACAGAACAAAAGTGTAATAGTTTAATAAAAAAAAGTCAAATGAATTATAAAGAAATAGTAAAAAAGATTTGTGTTGCTTTGAATATCGAAGTGAAATTGGAGCAAATGAAACTTAACGATGGCGTTACGATAATTGAAGCGGATAGTTTTGAAGCTAACAACGAAATTTTTGTTGTTACAGAAGACGACCAAAGAATCCCTTTGCCAGTTGGTGAATACGTTGTTGAAAACGGAATGCTTTTAATCGTTACTCAAGAAGGTGTAATTGCAGAAATCAAAGAACAAGAAGAGCCAGCAGAAGAACCAGCAGAAGAAGAGGAATTGAAAAAGCCACAAGCACCATCTGAAACAATTGAAAAGTCAGCGGTTAAGAAAACCGTAGAATCAATGGTTAAAGAAACGTTTTTTTCAGAATACGAAGAGTTGAAAGCTGAAAACGAAAGACTGAAAACACAGTTAGCACAAATGGAAGAGCCAAAAGCAATTGTTCACAATCCAGAGCCAACGGAAAAAGTAAAGGTAGAAGCACCTAAAAGCACAAGAGATTTAGTAATGAAATTTATAAACCAATAAAATGAGCACAACTTATTTAGCAATTACCAACGACACAGAACGTCAATTGGCAAACGTTGAAGCCGTAACGGGCGCAACAACTTTGACCGCAGAGGATAGCGGAAAAGTATTAATATTAAAAGCAGCAGCAGGAGCGCAAATTACACTTCCAGCAGTAGCAACGTCAGCAGGTTTACGATTTAAATTTATCGTAGGTCAATTGTTTGCGACTACAGATTGGACGGTAAAAGCAGCTACAAATGTTATTGAAGGAAGCGTATTAGTTAACGGAGCACACGTAGCAGGAGTTGACGAAAATACAATCTCTTTCGTGGCGTCCGCAGAATCAATCGGAGATTTCGCAGAATTAGTTTGCGACGGTACAAATTGGTATGTGAACGGTTCAGGTGTAACAGCAGGAGCAATTACTTTAACAGCAGTTTAATTTAAAATAATATTATAAAATGAGTACTACAACATCAGTTACTACCTCTTATTCAGGAGAATTTGCAGGTAAGTACATCGCGGCGGCTTTATTGCCTGCACCAACTTTGGCTAATAATTTAATTACTATTATGCCGAACGTTAAGTTCAAATCGGTTATGAAACGACTTGCAACTGACAAACTTTTATCAAACGCATCTTGCGACTTCAATCCAGCAGGCACGATTACCTTAACAGAAAGAGTGATCCAACCGAAAGAGCTACAAGTTAATAGACAGCTTTGCCGCACCACGTTTAGAAATGATTGGGATGCTTTAGAAATGGGTTACAGCGCATTTGACGTAATGCCGAAATCATTTACTGATTTCTTATTGGCACAATACGCTGAAAAGGTAGCTTCAGAAAACGAAGTAAACATCTGGAGAGGTGTTGCATCTAACAACGGAGAGTTTGACGGATTCACTACTTTGTTAGCTTTAGACCCTGCATTACCTTCAGCACAAGAACTTGCTTTAGTGGGTGGCGGTTTGTTATCAACTAACGTAATTGCAGAAATCGGAAAAGTTTTAGACGCTACTCCATTAGCAGTTTCAGCACGTGAAGATTTCCATATTTACGTATCTACAAACGTATTTAGATTGTACGTTCGTGCATTAGGTGGTTTCGCTACTAATTTAGGAGCAAATGGTATTGACGGTAAAGGTTCAATGTGGTTTAACGGAGGTGCTATCCTACCTTTCGAGGGTGTTAAATTAGCACACGCACCGGGTTTACCTGCATCTACAATGATTGCAACAACTAAAGAAAATTTAGTATTCGGTACTGGTTTAATGAATGATGCGCAAGAGGTAAAACTTTTGGATATGGCAGATGTTGACGGTTCACAAAACGTTAGAATCGTTATGAGAATGACGGCAGGTGTTCAATATGGTGTCGTTGAA